CAAGTACCTATCATTTGGCAAACATTTATTCCAAAGGTGCGTAAGTTGGAATCGGCTTACGAGCGGGATGCTTGGCCTGCACGACCCTCGGGGTTATGCAAGGGATGGTGTCCAGTTAAAACGTGTGAGTTCTACAAGGATAAGCGATGACTCCTGAAGGTAAAGTTAAAGAAGCCGTGAAGAAAGAACTAAAGAATCGCAATATTTGGTTCTTCATGCCTATGCAGAACGGTATGGGTGTAGTCGGTATACCTGACTTTATCTGCTGCGATCGTGGTCAGTTTATTGGTGTAGAGACCAAGGCCCCAGGTAAGCGGGGATGTACAACTGCAAATCAGGAACGTACATTAGAAGCTATCTTTACCCACGGTGGATGGTCTATCGTGGTGGATGATGTTCAACAACTTATTGATTTCTTGGAGGTAAAGAATGAACAAAGGCGGACCAACTAAAGCGGCTTACGACAAGGCGTATAACGCACGCCCTGAACAAGTTGACAAGCGCGAGATGCGCAACAAAGCACGTGCTGAAATGATGCGCGATGGCAAGGTAAAAAAAGGTGATGGTAAAGACGTAGACCACAAGAAGATGCTTGATGGTAAGGGCACAAACGCTAAGTCAAACTTGCGTGTGGTAGATAAAGAAAAGAACCGTGGCTGGAGAGGAAGTAATGGAAATGCATATGGAAAGTAAATGTTAGTTAGACAAGACAAGAGGGCGCTGATCCTCAAATTAAAACATCCAACGAGAGTAACAACACCGATACCAACCGCAAAGTTGGTAACGCACAAAGGGCAGACATTAGTGGCTGTTCCTCACAGACCTGATGAAGTTAAGGTACTGCGAAACTTGGGCTTTAACCCGCCTGACCCGATGACTTATTACTATAAGTGGCCCGGTCGTTTCAAACCTTTTGCTGCACAGATCGAGACTGCTAACTTCTTATCGATGAATGAACGTGCGTTCTGTTTGAACAGCATGGGCTTGGGTAAGACAGTTACATCGCTATGGGCCTTTGACTACATGCGTGACTCTAAACTGGTCACACGTGCATTGGTTATCTGTCCACTGTCCACGATGGAGCGCACTTGGGCGGATGAGATATTCCGAACCTTTCCCCATTTGGATGCCACTGTTGTGTATGGCTCACGCGAGCGTCGCAAGAAACTGTTAGCCCAACCCGCTGATATCTACATTATCAATACCGATGGTATTCGAACGATTCAAGACGAGTTAGCCGATAGACCCGACATCAATTTAATTATTGTTGACGAGATTGCGATGTTCCGAAACGCCAGTACAGAGCGTTGGAAAATCCTGAACAAGATATGCAACAAGCAGTCGCACAGACGTATATGGGCTTTGACTGGTGCACCCACACCACACGAACCTACAGACGCATGGGCACAATGCCGAATCGTATGTCCAACCAACCCCGATGTACCCAAGTACTTTGGTCAGTTCCGCGACTCAGTCATGAAACAGATCACACAGTTCAAGTGGATACCACGGGTAGACGCAGTCGATACAGTTAAGAAGATCATGCAACCCGCAGTTCGGTTTGCCCTCGATGACTGTATTGATTTGCCCGAACAGACGTTCATCAACCGCGATGCCGAGATGACGGATGAACAAAAGGCGGCCTACAAGGGTATGCTTGAGAAGCTGATTACTGAATACGATGGTGGTGAGGTCCTTGCTATCAATGAGGCAGTTAAAGCCAACAAGCTTGTTCAGATTGCTTGCGGAGTTGCCTATGGCAAAGACGGCGAACACATCTACATTCCAAACAAGCCACGCATCGATGTACTTAAAGAGTTAATCGAGGGTTCAGAAGGCAAAGTCATTGTGTTCGTTCCGCTGACTGGAGTGCTAGAACAACTGGTGCAAGAGCTGTCAAGTGAATGGTCAGTGGCGGCAGTCCATGGTGGCACAAGCAAGGCCGAGCGCGATCAGATTTTTGGTGAATTCCAAAACGGCACAGACCTTAGGGTACTGGTGGCAAACCCTGCGACCATGTCTCATGGCCTGACATTAACAGCGGCAACCAACATCGTTTGGTTTGCTCCTATCCACAGCAACGATATCTACGAACAGGCTTGTGCACGAGTGCGAAGACCTGGGCAGACTAGAACGACAGTGATTGCTCACATTGCTTGTTCAGATATTGAAAGACGCATTTACACCCGCTTACGCACCAAGCAGAAACTGCAAGGTGCACTACTTGAAATAATGAAAGGAATTGAATCAGATGAGTGAAAACACTTAACACAGACACACCAAATGAGAGTAAGCTAACACCCCCTTAGGACAAACATGAAAATATCAGAGTTAGTAGCAAAATACGTTGAAGTCCGCGACAAGAAAGCTCAGATGAAAGCTGAGTACGATGGCAAGATAGCCAAGGTCGATGAAGTACTGGACAAGATCGAGGCAGCCCTGCTCAAAACATTTGAGACCACAGGCATGGATTCTGTACGCACAGAGTTCGGTACAGCCTACACATCCACAAAGACTACTGCATCCATTGCAGACCCCGATGCGTTCATTACATTTTGTAAAGAAAACAACGCATGGCATATGTTGCAAAAACGTGTGGCGCAATCCGCAGTTGAGCAATATAAAGACGAACACGAAGTCCTGCCCCCAGGTATTGACTGGCGTGTTGAGAAGACAGTAAACATTCGTAGATCATAATTTTTAACTGGAGAACCACATGAGCGAAATCATTCCATTCGATGGCAACCTGCCTGCATACTTAAAGAACCAAAACGTTGAGAACTTGAACGGTGATTTGATATCAACCGTTAGTACGGGTTTTCCCGTAGTGTCCATCAAGGGCAAAATCTTTGCGATTGTTCGTGGCGGTGACCGCACCACGATGATGAACCCTAAAGACCCTGACAGTCCCGCAACGTCTATTGATGTGGTGTTGCTCAAAGGCAACAAGGGTGTGTCTAAGGTGTACTACGCCAAGGGATACCAAGAAGGCAGCGAAGATCAGAAGCCTGACTGCTACAGTAACGAAGGTATTAAACCTGAAGACAACTCCAAGAACCCTCAGTCCAAGCAGTGTTCTACCTGCCCACACAATCAGTGGGGTAGTAAGATCGGTGACAATGGCGGTAAGGGTAAGGCTTGCCAAGACTCCAAGCGTTTGGCTATCGCAGCCGCTGGGTTAATCAATGACCCGTACTTGTTGCGTGTTCCTCCTGCTTCTATCAAGGCGTTAAGTGAGTATGCCGCAGCGTTGCAAAAACGCAACTTGCACTATTCGCAAGTGGTTACTAAGATTGCTTTTGAAGCTGAAGCCGCCACACCGAAACTGACATTTAAGGCTATGGGCTATTTGCCTGAGGCCGCTTACAATGAAGTCAAATCAGTCGTGGAAACTGAGGTAGTCGCGTCTATCCTTGGCACTGGTGTCGTTGCAGTTGACGATACTGTTGCCGCACTGGACAAGCCTGCTCCTGTAGTTGAGAAGCCAAAAGCTATAGCCAAGCCTAAGGCAGAGCCAAAGCCTGAACCCAAACCCGTAGTAGTTACTGAGCCTGAAGTCGATCTGAATCTAGATGACTTGAACTTCGACGACTAATTTAACGGGGGGAAAGCCGTGCAAAGGTTTTTCGGAAGCTTGCGATTGAGCGGTTAGTACCCCCACCTTCTTGTATTGGAGTACATATGTCATATCAAATAGATCAGAGAAAAGTTGTCGGGGTTGTGCTGGAAGCCAACGGTGCCTTGAACGACAAAGGATTCAACCATGGTGAAGTTATCTTGGGACTTGCAGAGCTTATTGGACGCGTCATTGTCGAGTCCGCTGAGACTTCTGTTCAAGCCAGTGAACTTCTAAACGTGGCTGTTGCCCATATGGGTAAGACCATCAAAGTTGGTGCAGAAGCACAAGACAAGCGAATCATCACAGGGGTGTAGTCCATGAACACGCTCAAGTTCCTGCAAACAATCCTTCCTGAGGAGGGGTTTAAGTTCGTAGGGTTGGGACGTGTTGGACGCGATGGCATTGCACACAAAGCCTATGAGTCACTTGAACTCATGGCGCAAGCTATTGAATCTTATGATGCACAAAGCAACCTGATTGTCTACCATGCGTGCTGTTCGTATAAGGCACCAAGCTACGAAGCTGAGGTAAATGGGGAGATCAAAACCAAATACCGAGGCGCACAGAACTGGGACAAGGCCAAATCATTTTGGATTGATATCGACTGCGGTGAAGACAAAGCCGCTGAAGGTAAGGGCTATCTGAATAAAACAGAAGCCGCTAAAGCAATCCTTGGATTCTGCCAAACACACCAATTCACTAAACCCATGCTTGTTGACTCAGGCGGTGGACTACATTGCTATTGGCCTTTGACTAAACCCATCGGCCCTAACAGTTGGCGATCTATTGCCAATGAATTCAAAGCCGCGCTTAATGCCGCTGGACTGCTGGTTGACCCAACCCGCACTGCTGACTTGTCTTCTATCCTGCGACCTGCAGGCACTCATAATCGTAAAGCCGGACGTGAAGTCCGTGAAGTCAAGGTTAAGAACGAACCTACATTCGTTGAACCACAAGAATTCGCAGCCGCAGTCTCACGCGCCGTAAAAACGCTTCAAGCTCATGTGCCAAGTTATTCAACAGCGCCTGGTTTAAACGATGACTTAATCGTAGCTTACGACGGGCCCACTTACGAGTCTTCAGCACGCATCATGGCAGACCACTGCCAACAAGTGATGTTCATGCGTGACACCAAGGGTGATGTTGACTACGATACATGGCGTGGTGTGATTGGCCTTATTAAGCACTGCGCTGAAGATATCGACCTAGCCTACGAGTGGAGTGCAAACCGTGCTGACACTGGGCATTCCAACACTGATGTGGAGACACGTTATGAGTCATGGGATTCCGGTCCAACGACTTGTGCGTTTTTTGAGAAAAGCAATTCAGCCGGATGCGTTGGTTGTTCCCACAAAGGGAAGATCAAGACCCCTATGGTATTAGGTAGGGTTATCCCTGAGCCTGCTGAGCAAGTGCTTGAGGTTGTGGACGAGGAAGTAGTTGTTGAGACTGTTGTTCCCGCCCTGCCTGAAAGCTATGAGTATCAGAACAACCGGATGATTCGATTCATCAAAGACAAGGATGGTGTAAACCAACCCTTTACATTCTGCTACCAACTGTTCTACCCTATACAGCGCATCAAGAAAGCTGATGGGGCGTTTGCATTCACGATTCGGATGCACCTGCCGGACAAGCGTATCAGGGAATTTGAAGTTGATACAGCCGCTATCGCTTCGTCAGCCGATCTTCTCAAAGCCATGTCCAAGTATGAATTAATGCCTTCTAATAATAAGGACGCAACTATGCACCTGACTGCGTACATTCGTGATTCCATTACAAAGCTCATGACTGAGCAGAGGGAAGTTGACACACTGACTTCGTTTGGTTGGCGCGAGAACATGTCAGGGTTTCTACTAGGTGACCGCCTGTACCATACTGATGGCTCTATTCGTAGGGTCTACGTTGGTGGAGCAGCCGCCACGTACAAGAACACATATCCTGTCCCACGTGGAACCATTGAGGGTTACGCTGAAGCTGTTAACTTTATATACAACCGCGAGAGCAGTGAAGCCGCCCAGTATGTTTTCTGCAATGTGTACGGCTCTATCCTGACTCCGTTTGGTGAGGACAGCTACAACGGTGCGTTGGTTGCAGTTAACTCTGGCGCATCCGGTAAAGGTAAAACCTCAGTGTGGCGTGCAGCACTGTACGGTCTCGCTGATGCCAATAAGTTGATCTACGCTGGTAAAGATGGTGCAACTCGCAATGCTCGTTGGGCTATCGTAGGCGCTCACCAAAACATGCCAGTTGTCTTTGACGAGATGACCGACATGGACGCAGCTGAAGTAAGTAGTTTTGCGTACACCGTATCCCAAGGTACTGACCGAGCCCGACTCACATCCAGTGGCGGTAAGGTTGGATTCGCGGAACAACACACTTGGAAAGCTGTCGTGGGTATCACAGCCAACGAGGACATGCATGCCAAACTAGCTTCGCACAATGCCAACACTCAGGCAGAAGCGGTGCGTATGATTGCCATCAACTTCTCCAAGTACAACGTACCCATCTTCGAGAACGCCATTGAAGTATCTGATGCGATTGACAAGATGCGGGACAACATGGGTTGTGCAGGCGATGCGTTTATCAAGTATGTGGTTACACACCAAGATGCCGTAGCCAAACTGTGGGCTGAGACTGAAGCGAAGTTGAGTGTCATTCTGCCCCAGAGTGAGTACAGGTTCTTCCGAAGTCACGCTACTGCAACTCTAACTGCAGCCAGGATACTGCTTGACTTACAGGTTATCTCATTTGACTATAACAAACTTGTTGAGTTTACGACCATGCTGATGGGCGATCTGACTGAGGCAATCGTGGCAGGCAACATGACTTCCCCTGCGGATGCCTTGAACCGTATGATTCGCGACTTATCCAACCGCATCATAGTGACAACTGAGTACCGTGACTTGCGTACAGATAGCCGTGGACCTGAAGATTCAATCTCTAGAATCATGGGAACCCCCGCGGGTCGACGCATCATTGGTAATCAGACTACCAAAGGTAAGGACAAGTACATCGGTAAGCTGTTCCTTGCTAAGAAGGAATTTGGTGACTGGTGTTCTAAAAACCGTATGGAGCCTAAGGAAATGATTAAGTACGCCACCGATAACGGATGGATTATTCCTTGGCAGGAGAAGTTCAATATGGGAAGGGGTACAGCCTACTCAACCGGTAGCTGCACATGCTTTGCGTTTGACTTTGCTGCCATGGAGGGTACTGTAGAGAACACTAGTGGCCCTGTGACACTTGTGCAAACTGAGGAAAGTGCAGTATCATCTGCGCACTAATGTGGTTGCCCTCGTTAGTGTTTTGCTCTCCTAAGTTGGATTTACCCCCTAGCCTAAAAACTAGGGGGTTTTTTTAACACTTCCAAGCACGCAGTGATTTGTTAATACGTGAGTTCGGATCGTTAGCCGTTTTCTCACTTGTCAACTTCTTTTTCATACCTTCCATGCGTGCGCAAAAAGAATCCTTGCGCGAACCGCCTTCAGGTTGTGGTGCTTTAAGCCCGGGCTTGCCGGGGTTTGCTTTGTTGTAAGATGCACGACCCTTGGCGTTCAATCCGCCTTCAGGGTTCTTGCCTTCTTTGCGTTGCCAAGCTGGTGACTTTGCCATGATTATTCACCGTAAAAAATAGTCACGTTGTAACCAGTCGGCATGGAAATATAGCAGCTCGTAGCAAACAAAATTCCTGGAGCTGGAATTTCCAAGTTAGTTGCGTTGTTCGCATTTCCTGGAACATCTATTTGCAAAAGAATAGGGCCTGTAGCACCACCGTCACGGAACGTCAACATACCTGCGGTAGTTGCGCCTAAGCAGTTAATGCTTTTTAAATAACTAGCACCTGTGAACAGAGTGCCGGTAGTGGCACCACTTAGGTGAGCTGATTGAATATTCATGATTTTCTCCTTAAGAACCTGAGCTTACTTGCTCGACTAACTTACGATTTGATTTAGTGGTTTGTACGCCACCCACAACACTTTGCTCACGCTTACGCGCTTCAGCTGGTGCACGGAACAACTCAGACATTGACTGACGCTTGTATCCGTTCTTAACTCTCGACTCCTGCAATTTCTGCCAGTCATCACGAGCCTCAGCCATCGCTGCTGCATCGCTCTGTCGAGAGCCTTCCACATACATCGCTTTGATTTCGCCTGCACGAGATGCATAGAACTTGTCAAATTCCGCAACCACTTTCTGAGTGTATTGCCTGTCAGTAATGGTCGAAGTGGGGAGACCAACAGCTTGGAAAGCAGCATCAATCATGCTGATATCTTCCGGCTTCATCACCAAGTCCCCATTGCGCATCGTAATGCCTTCAGTGGCGAAGCGGTACGCCTTCATCGCATTGCCAATACCATTTGGCAACGCCAACTCTAAGCCCTTGTAGTAGTTACCCTTGGCCATCATGCCAAGCGCGTCAACGAACTTCAGTCCCAAACCGACTGCTGGGCCCATCATCCCCACAATCATCTGAGCCGCATCTGCACGAGATGTTAAGTTGAAGTCAACGAATGGACCAAATGGCGACGCAACGTTTTCCATAGACAGACGCTTACCAATAGATTCGAGTCCAAGCGCGGCAGGTACGCCACGAAGCACCAAATCAGCTACAGCATCATTACCTATCATGCGTCGTAACTTGTACTCATAATCGTCGGGCTCATCCTCGTCACCAAACACGCTAGACAAAATGCTTGCAGCTTGAGACACAAACGGTACACCCAAAGCACCACCAAGCACAGCCATGTGCGCAGTAATGTATTTCAACGATGCACGAGCAATAGCTCTTTCTTCTGCACTAGCGCCTTTAAACGAAGTGTGGATCAGCTTGGCAAGCATGGACAGCTGAATGATCTGGAAGCGTTTGAATTGCAGCAAGACCTTAGCACCACCGCTCTGGAGGATACGAGGTGTGTTGAATCCATCGTAGTTACCATGCGTGTTGGATACCACGTCGGCAGCAAAGCGGATAGCGTCACCGCCAGTAGCACCTTTGTATCGCTCAAGGTATCCACGGTAAGCCGCGATGGCAGCTGTAGCACGGTTGATTGATTCAATACGTGTATTGATACCTTGCAGCTTGAACATCACTTTGCCAAGCGCACCTTGCTCGTCTGTACGGGCTTTGGCATCAGCGTCAATACCAATATCAATCTTGCCCATGCGGACCAGTTCTTTAAGCATGAAGCGTACATCAGGATGTGCTTTGTCAAAGTCAATATGGTCGTTGATATCCAGACCCGCTACGAGGTAAGACATGTCGCCGTAAGCACGCTTGATTGCACGAGCTGAACGGAAGTAACCAAGACGGCCTGCCATGTATGGCAAGGACAACACAGAAGTCTGAAGCACCTGCTGGAGATAGTACGCAGGGCTAGTGGACAAGTTCCACAGTGTTGACATACGCAAAAGGTTCTGCGCCAACACGCTTGGCTGGGAGTACTCCATGCTATCCGCGTAACGAGTGTACAGTTCGTTGTACAGAGGCATCGCGTCCTTGCGGTTGTTCCGCGCCTCGTTGCGCATGGCTTCTAGTGCATCATTGAGTTCGTCACTGTGTTCCATCGTAGCCAAGAAGTGTGCATCGGCACGACCACTGGTAGCCAAGTTGCGCATCATGTTCTTATCTGCACCAGAGACATTCTTGCGTTCAAGTTCAGAGCGACGTGCACTGGCTTCCGCTACAGTCATCAAGTACAGATCAGAAATAGCTTTCTCTAGCTTACCGTCCGTGGATTCGGTCTGGCGTTGGGCCAAGTTACGCAAGCGGGCCACAGCCATGTGAACATCTGAACCACCGGCGTAAGAAGCATTTGCTTCTTTAATACCAGCGTCTTCGGGCTGTACATCATACTGACCAGTGGCTTGTAGTTCAGCAGCAATGTCATCAGCCTCACCTTGTGTCTCAGCAAACTGGACTACGTAGTGGAGCGGATTGGACACATTGTCTTGCAACCAGTTCTTGGCTTGCTGTGGGTCGCCAACGATAGAGTCGCCTCTTGTGCTAGACCGCGTGCCTGTAGCAGCTTCTTCGTAAGCAATGAACTCTTTGGACTTGGCAACCACGACATAGTCACCATAGCGACCAAGGTATGCATACGGGTCAGACACATTCACGTTACGCAAGCTGGTAATACGCTTGAGCATCTGACGCTTTTCTTTGTTCAAGCTTTGCAGTAAGTCTGCATCGTTACCAGCAGCTTTAATACGTGAGTCAAACTCGCGGTTCACTGCGTTTTCAGCAGCCATCTGCTTCAGTCTCAGGGCTTCGTAGCCATGCTGAAATACTTGTTTGATCAACCGCTGGGCAGCAGGCGGGAATGCATCAAAGCGTTCTTTAAAGTCTGGGTCAACTTCAAACAACTTAGTGCCTACTTGTTGCTCACCAGGATAGTAGCCCCACTTCTTCTCGCGAGTGGAATCATGGATGTATTCGTTGACACTGCCCTTACCTTCACCTTTGAGGTTGGCGGGTAACTTGTCGAACGAGGACAAAATGTCTTCAATACGCTTTTCAAATTCCAAGCGTGTGCCTTGACGGGCATACTGAGCTTGCAGGTACTTGGCAGCAGAAGGCATGTACTTCTTAGCCATACCGATAACGTCTTCTGTAATTGCAGAAGCATACAAGCCACGTTTGGCTAGAGTCTTGATGTTAGTCCACTGGCTGCGAGCCGAAGACTGCAACGGTTTGGGCAGTGAGCCAATTACTTGGTCGGCTGTGAACTCTCGGCCTTGGCCGAGTCTGTTGACTGGTCCTTCATTTGCTTGTCTATTTCCGCCATAAACTTCAGCCGCCCGTTGATTGCGGCGGGCGGTATATCGATTACGGAAGTCGATGGCTCTTGTTGCTGCAGTTGTGCTCTTCTGGACTTGAAGCGCTGTCGTTGTGCGAATGTCATTGATTACCTCTTCCAAGAAAGTAGCAGTCTTGGGCGCGACTGATGCGATGTAGTCTGTGTACTTTGGGTTTGTATAGATAGAGAAAATCTGTGCAAACAGTTCGCTCTCAATTTTGCCATTGGTGTCTAGGTCAGTGTGGACTTGAATGTTGAATGGGTAGTCAAGGAAGGTTGTGAATGATTTGTTAGTCTGGAACAACTCAAACATTTCCTTAGCAACTTCGCCAACAGGAACAACTTTACCATTCTTGATCTCCACATTCATTTCGAGCTGGTGTGAATACACACCGCCATGTGGGGTCATATCAACTGCGTGGGCAATTTCGTGGCGAGCTGTTTCCGCTGCGTATGCAGGGTTTGACATTTTGGCAAGATTCAGTACACCAATGTACCTGCCATTCTCGGTCTTGAGTTGTCCATGGAATGCGTCTTTGGAACGGTCAGTAACAACTTGCCAATCAGACACAAAGTCTAGGGCGTTCTCTATATCCATGTCCGCAAACTGTTCACGAACATCACTGATACCTTTGACTTCATCTTCAAGGTCAGAGAACTCCATGAACTTGGCGCTCTTGCTGTTTACCGCTTCAGCAGTTCCATCAGTGCCCGTTGTCTCAGGCTTTTCGTTGGCCAATGTTGCGCCAGCAGGTTGAGGCTTCTCACCGACAATTTTGACAGCAGCCGCAAGGTTAGCTTGTCCACGACGGACGAGATCATCCCAGCGAGTTTTTTCATCCTTCTTAAGAACGTCATAAGGGGGTAACTCCGGTGCAAATCGAATTGCGTATGCCCACTCTTCAGCGGGTGTCTTTATTTCTTCGGACTTGGCTTCTTGCTTGGGCTCTGGCTTGACTTCAGTTTTTCCGGCAGCTTTGCCCCTTTTGGCGTTTCCTTTGCCCACCTTTTTGCCACCTCCGGCTCCTTCGCGAACAGGAACTTCCTCTGCGCTTGGCTCTTGAACGGCATTCTCTTCCCCTTCTTCAACGGTAGTGGACTCAGCCTTCTCTAGGCTGGCTTGTTTCTTAGCGTACTTATTCCACAAAGCAGCAAGCTGCTCTGCTTTAGCTGTGTACTCTGGCGTACCAACTTCTAGTTTGGCTAAGTCGTTCTGCAGTTTTTCGGCTTGGTTAAACAGAGACGTTGCCTGTGTACCCACAGCACCTTGGCTTCCGCCACCAGTAGCGACAGTTCCAAAGCCAGCTTCTTCCAACTGTTCAGCAGTAGCTGCACCCATTTCCTTGGCTTGCTGGTCTGCTGCAGTTTCTTTGGTAGAAACATTTCGGTCATGGCTATACAAGTAAATAATTTCGCCTGCGCCAATACCATCGGGAAACTCGGGTGAACGGTAAGCTTCACCAGCGTCAAGTAACAAGTCGTCAAAGGCTTTACCACCTTCAACTGGGTCCATACCATAAGCTCTACCAGCGGATTTATACAGCTCGTTAAGGCGACTAACCAAGTTGGCAGTTTCCTCAACAGGAAGCTCTGCAGTAATTGCTTTAGATACAGCAAACTTATCTGCCGTAGTATTACGAGTACCAGCAGGGATGCCTAGGCGCTCTTCAATAGAAGAAACTTCACCTTGTTGTGCTTCGGTAAGACGAGGCTTAATGACAATCCCCAACCGCTCAAGCTGTTTCTGAATTGTGGACTCAGGAACTTTCAAACGATCGGCAATATCCGCATGGGAATCTCCGGCGCTAAGCGCCATCATCACCATCTCAATTCGTTGCTCAAGGGTCATTGCCCCTTTGCGTTCTTGCTTGGGAGCAAGGATTGCGCGAATTAAGTTGTTTCGGATTTCGACTCGACGGGTCGAGCTGATGTGGCTGAGGTCTGTGGCGTAGTAAGGGATTTGGGGGTTGTAGACTCGCGGGCCTGCGCCTTCTGCCACAGTTGGCTCAACCATGGCTGGAACGCTGGGCTGTCCGGACTCACCAACTGTTGCTTGGACGGCTTGTTCATTGGGTGCTCCAATTACTTGCGACGGCGCGTTACCACCGACAACATCGGATACTCCACTGGTGCCAGTCCGTATTCCTTCTGCTGTCTGCTGTCCAACTTGGAGGCCAAGCGATCCTTCAGGGAGACCTCCTGTCCCGAGGGATTGAACTCCGCTGGGTTGTACATTCCCATCATTTCCTGCATTTGCTTGCTCTGTTCCGCCTTGGATTGGAACTGTTCCCATCCCGGTAGTTGTTTGCAATTTTCCATCTTTAGCTCCTTTTTCTGCCTTAGTGGCTTGTGCTGCTGTAAAACCATCTGTGTCTTGGCCGGTCAAAGCTTCGTAGATGGCGTTGAGTTGCTCCAGTTGATTACCTTTGGTAGTCGTCGAGAGTTTGTTGAGAATCTGTACGGCCTCATCTTTTGATTGCACGTGGTCAATCTGAAACTTGGTCATCACTTTACCAAGGGCTGCAACAGCTTTATCTGCTGAAGGCACAGGGTTGTTAGCATTGAAGCTAAAACTAACCAAGGGACTTGGCTTCTCAGGTGTAGCAAACGCGTTGTTTGCTTGTGTAATTGCTTGGGCAATTTCCTGAACGTGCGGGGGCAGTGTATTAAATACTGCAGCGAATCGATCACCAAACGGTGCAACACGTGGGCCTTCAATGTTCTGACCAAAGATGTTTAACGACGTTGGATTGGCAGGGTCGTACTGTGTGGCAACTTTACCAAAGACGTCTTCACGCTTGACTAAGTTTTGTTGTGCTTCTTGTACTTGTTGGTTTTCTGCTGCAGCTGCTTGTGTTTGTTGAGCAATGTCTGTCGTCCCACCTGTTACAGCAGGAGGCGAAAGAGTAGCGGCTGGAGGTGTGGGAGGCGGTGTTACAGGCGGAACTACATTTGTAGTAGGTGTACCACTGACGTTTGGTTGGCTAAAGGCTTGTTGGATATCGTTGCCACCTTCAACTGGACGCTCACCAGAAATAGAAGCCAAACCACCACGGACGACACCACCACCGATACCGCCTTTGATCATGGCTAAGCCATATTCATTAAGAGCTTCATCACCGGTTAACGGTTTGTAGGCACCATAACGCTCTATTCCAGTTTGGACACCCTCGGTAAGAGATTCAGTTCCAACACCAATAGCTGTTTGTTTACCAACATTCTTGAGTAAACTTGTACCGGCTTCACGAGCAAGAATGTCAGAGCCCTTGGTAAGAAACTTATTTACAACACGCTCAGCACCAAACGCTGTATCCAATACAGCAGAACCTGCACCAGCAGCAGCTGCACGGCCTTTGTCCTCAATACCTTGTTCGCGTTGTTCAGCGCGGATACCACCATATGACTGGGCTAAGTTACCAAGGTATGTGCCCGCAGCACCACCGATGGCTTGACCTGCAACAGTACCGCCAGGGCCTGCAAGAGAACCAATAGCGCCACCGACAAAGCGACCTGCCATACCGGCACCAAGAGACGTTCCAATCTGTGGAATAATTTCGCCGACAGATTCACGAATGGTAGTCAGTGGACTACGAACAGCTTCACCAACAGTATTGATCTGCGAGGGGTTGCGGTATGCAACATCTTCCCCATAACCTTCAACGGCTTTACCAATAGTAGGCAAACCAAGATCACGCGCAGTTGAACCAATCGCACCAATCGCTTGGCCAGTTCCACGTTTAATGTCCGACATGAACCCGGGCTTATTAAACTTAAACCCAACTTCGTTAGCAATTTCAGCTGGGTCAATACCAAACTGCTTAGACGCCATTTTGATAGCGTCTGAGTCAGACTCAGCAGTGGGAAAATATGCCCGAAGCTGTGCAAGTGTTGCCATGTTGTACTACCTTAATTGGCTTTCATACGAGACTCACCTTTGCGAGCGTCTAGCTCAGCTTGGGCTTCTCGTGCTTCTGCAGTACTTGTACCGATAGCCCGTTTAGTCATGCGAAGAAGTTCCGCATTGGTTTTATTATAGAAAGGACGACCCTCTACAGCTGGTTCGGTAGGTTTAGCTGGAGCGCCCGCCAAAGCTTTATCCAAAGCAGATTGTCCAAACACGCCAGGGTACTTAGCTTTAATAGCCGCCAACGCGTTAGGATCAGTTCCAGCTTCTGAGTACTCTTTATACGCAGCTTCCTTGAGTTTTGGATCGATCTCAGGCGCTTGTGACTTATCAGGTTTCTTCAAGACATTTAGGATGCCAGTGATGTCGCCTGTTTTCTTAGCCGCAGCTACCGCACCGTCAATCAGGATTTGTGGGCCCTTTGTGGCTTTCTCATCATCAGATAAGGCTTCGTATTTAGCCAAGGCATCTTTAACTGCAACACCAGCTTCTCTGTTTTCGTTGGCCAACTTAATCATGTTTTTATACACGCCAGCGTGGGCATTGGCTTGGTTAGCACTTGCAAGAGCACTCTTAGTCTGAGCACCTTTGAGCGCAACTTCCGCCCCAAACAAACCTGCTGTAATTTTTTGTTTTAGTTCAGATGCACTAGTCTCAGCATTTGTAGCAGCAGCTTTAGCAGACGTCTCTGCAGCAGCTGTTTTGCGTTCGTCCAACTCGTATGTCTTTGATTTCCAGAAGTTCTCTGGGGTCGACGAGCGCATCATCTTGTCTTGCGTATACGTGGTCAACTGCTGCAAAGTTTTCAAGTCAGCAGGCAATGTTTCTTGCTTGCCATCTTTGTACGTAATCAAAATGCTTTTGCCATCACCCATAGCGCTGGGGACAAGCTTTGCTCTACCGCCGTCTTTAAACCCGTCAAGCTTATCGTCGTTGTACAGTGGAATAAAACGATTTTCGATGACCGTTGCAGCATCACCATTAGCCGCAGTTAGATCTTTGATAATTGAGTCGTTAAATCCAAGCGCAAGTTCTTGGTTTTTTGCGTAGCGCGCGTTGCGTTGTAATTCACCAAGTTCCAAAGCACCTTTTTCATACTGTTGGGCTTTGCCAACATCAAGACCACGCAAGCGTCTTAAATAATCTTGCTGTGCCTGCTCCGCTGTGTACATTTTGGCAGGCGCAGTAGCAATGTCGGAACGTAAGGCAGTCTGTGCGGCTTCAGGTTGAGGGCCCATTTCCCCACCTAAATATTCTACGGGCTTGCCTTCCATGCCAAGAGTTTCAGCCCCAGCAGTACGTATATCGTTTGCAAGTTGGCGTTCCGCACGTCTAGCTTCAGCTTCTTCTCGTGCAAACTCTTGCTGTTCTTTTGCAATTTTCATACGCTGCGAAGAGTCGTATATGTCTGCTCCCATGCGGAAGCCTGCGGAAAATGCGCCTGCCATATTTTTTACTCCTTACAGTTTTGCGTAGTCAACAGCATCATAATGACCGTCAATGCCGTTTTGGATATACGCTTCAGGGCGAACCACTTGCACTTCGTCGGCCATAACACCAAGCATTGTAGGACCGCCAGCTTTATAGCGGTAGCTGTACACAGGTAGCCCGTTGTCTAAAGTACCAACTTGTTTAATGTCTGTCTTAAGGCGACGATCAGAGCCCATAGCTTTTGCAGTTGCAACACCAGTAGCAGCGCCAATGATTGTGTTCCATGGGTTTGCATTAGAGCGTGCAGTGTACGCGTCAATGTCAGCTCTATATTTACCAACACCAATGTTGCCCACTTGACTCCAGCCTTGCATAGCCGATCCAGCAGCAGCATTAGTTGCGCCGCTTGCTCCCATAGTAGCATTTTGAGCTGTTTGACCTGCGGCAAGACCTGCAGCACCTGCGTTTACTGCAGCGCCAGATTGTTGTAACGATTGCATTGGAAGGCCTGCAGCCATATTGTATACGTTAGCTTGTTTCTGTAAACCAAGTTGCTTAGCAGCTTCGCGTGTTTGAGTTGCAGCACTGGCTTTGGCCAAAGCAGCTTGTACGTTGTTTGCGTTAGCAGCACCGGCAGAGCGACCAGACGTTGGGTCAATACCATAAGCACGATCTCGCATAGCTTGATCTTGGCGAGCAACTTCTTGTGCAGAGGCAATATCGCCAATAGCTTGACCAGCCATCTGTTCTTGGTAGCCTGCGGTGTTGTATAGATCAGCATCTGCTTTGAGTTTGTCCATCGCAGGAATAGCTGTTTCTTCATAACGCTTGGTTGACTTCTTCGCTTGCTCAAGATTGAAGTCAGCAATTTCTCTATCTTTAGCCCATATTTCATCGGCGCGTGACTCTGCTTTTTTAGTTTGTGCAAGCAGGGTTGGATAAATGTCGTTCTTAAACGTGTTCCACTGTTCAGTAGACAAGTCCGCCAATTGTTTTTGTGCGATCCCAATATTGGGGTCAGCCACCGGCTTAGCGCCACCTCCGGTCCATCCCATTATTCGCCCCTTATAAATTCATCAAAAGAATCGTTGGCAGCAGAGCATGTCCACCCCAACAACGACGCTTTGCGTGCATCAGCAATACTGCCTGTCATGGCAACACACAGCACGACCAAGTTAATAAACTCTTTGCGCAACGTATAGCCGTGCGCTTTGCTTTCAGGTGTCTCATCAATTGCATTCGACGTATGCCATGAAGTAATAATAACAACCAACATGCCAGCTAAAGCTGCGTAGTTATGCTGATAAAACCTATTTGCAGGCAGCTTAATCAATAACTGAGCAAATACATTGTGGATATCATCCACAGAGATGCGGTTGTCTTTGTCAACAATGTCATCCCAAGTCTCAATAGCGTTGTAAACCAGCGTCAGAAACTCCAATACTTCTGGGTCTTTTACCGACTCAGTTATCCATGCGGCTAACGGCTGAAGTGTATGGTTACTCATGGGGCTGTATCTTACAGGGTTTGTGCAAAAAAAGTAGTATTTTTGTATCGGACTAAAAATTATGCTCGGAAAACTCTCCATACAACGGTACAAAATCCTGATCGGCCAAAAATTCGAATAGTAGGAAATCCGTCTAGCGACTGTATCACGGGACCTGCGTACCCAGCAGTAGCTAAAGTAAACCTGCCTACGCCATAAATAGGCATTGTTTGCCAATCACCAATAGAGCTTGCACCACAATTACTAAGAATGCCAAAATTTATTCCATCAGGAAATCCTCCTATAGCGGTACAAACAAGGCCGTTAACATCACTATTGGTACTAGTAACCGGTATAGTTAATTCATAGTAGTAGGAACCAGCCGGAAAATAAGAAAAAGATGCACCAGCTTCTATCACCCCGAAAGTATTGTTTATAGGCGAATCATCCATCAAAATATAGGTCCAATCAGAAACCCCTATTGTGACAGTTCCGGAACCTGTGTAAGCTCGAATATAGCCCGGCAAAGTCGCGCCGCCTAGCATGTTCTCAGCAGCAACGACGTTACCGTTTAGCTTTAAGGTGGTTCCGTTAAAAGTAACATTGGTTGCGCTATTACCAATAGCAAATGTACCTGTGGGATTAATAAGTGCCCCGTTGCCAGTCATGGTAGTACCACTGATTGCGGGGCTACCGCCAACTACTAACTGACCCCCAAACACTGCATCACCAGCAGTATTTATATAAAAAGTAGTGTTTCCATTTTTTCGGCCTAAAAGACCAGTACTACCAAAATACACACCATTATTTGTATCGCTACCGGCAAACATACCATCTGCAACAGCAAACGTAATTCGTCCAGTGACTGTATCGCCTGCTCTAGATAACTTACTATTAGCCGTAGATAAAGCCGTGTTAGCAGTTGAACTGGCAGAATTAGCAGTACCCTGAGCTGTGCTGGCAGCTGAACTGGCAGAGTTAGCAGTATTTTGAGCGGTGCTGGCAGCTGAACTGGCAGAGTTAGCAGTGTTTTGAGCAGCAGTGATACTGGGTGTAAGCGCGGAATTAAGCCAGCCGCTGTCTGGAGTTATATATGAGTAGTTAAGCGCAGTTCCTGCAGCAAGAATGACTACACCATTGGCGTCTTTAATTGACAAACCACGGGAATCAATCTGGCTAGCAGTGATCTGCCCACGAATAACGGCTGCGCCAAACTCTGCAACACCGTTTCCGCCAATGTACCAGCCATTAGTACCACTGGAAAACCCAGTAGATTGGATGTACTGCCCAACATTGATAGAACCAGCAGTAAGTTTGTTAACCGCCAAGTTGGCAATTTTGGCATCATCTACAGCAAGGTTAGCAATTTTTGCATTGGTCACCGCAAGGTTGGCAATAGCAGCGTTACCTACAGCAAGGTTGGCAATCTTGGTAGTCGTGATGGCGGCGTCTTTAATCTTGCCAGACTCGACTGCATCAGCCGCTAGTTTAGTAGCGTCAACAATCAAGGGGCCAAGGTCAACACCACCCACAAGACCGGTCCCACCAATGGTGCCGGTAGAACTATTGTAGGGCCCAGCAACGTCTGCTTGAGAGACAAAGCGAATCCAGTAATAATAGGTTTTACTAGTACCAACGGGGTCAGAGAAAACCGCTCCGGGCGCAAATCCTTGAAGTACTGCGTTTCCAAGAACATTGTTAACAGAACGCCAAATTTCCGTATACGCATAATTAAGAAACGTTCCGGACGCATTGGGATCATCCCAACTCAAAAGGATATTTGTAAAACCTGAACTAATACTAAACCCTGTAGGCGTAGGAGGGGGCGTATAGTCCGTTGTACCATCATAAATATTTGTAATGGTTAAGTTATTTGAAATAGCAGGGTTAAGTCCGCCTGTAACTACGGTTCCGTTTGGTAAGGGATTACCCGATATAGCACCGCCTAAAATCTCAAGACTTTCTTTCATAGGGCGGAGAATCGCCGCTATAGTTGTATCCTTAACCGAGGTAATTGAGGGTATACCCGGAAGCTTTGGTAGATCAGACATTAAGCTTGCTCCAGCTCATCCACAGATGTAGCCACTGTAATACGTCGTACAGGGACGTTACCAACGGCCTCAATTTCCCAATAGTAAGAACGCGTAACAGGCGGTATACGCACCGGTTCATCCCCAGTCATATTAATCGTCAGAACACCTTGGCCTTCTGCGTACAGATTAAGAGTTAAGTATGAACCAGGGTTAGCTGCCATGTAGACATAGTCCGCATGCACTTGGACCGCAGCATACGTTGTAGGGCGGTTATGAATAAACTTTTTGGATTTCCACGTAAATACAGTTGTCGCTGCCGTGTTGGTGTCCAAAGAATAGATTTTGTTATCTGCTGCGGATAAAAAGAACACCGTGCCTGTCACAGGTTCCACAAATCTGGCTTTGGCATTGGAGTCAAATGTAGCCAAGGGCGGGTTGTCCCCGCGAAGGATAATGATGGACTTACGAGCACCAGCAAGCGTCTGGTAGAACCCAAAGTACATGTTGTTGTAAATCGCACCTATCATTGTTGACGGATTTACTTCTTGCCATTCTTCGCGTGTGTACAACGCATTAGACATGACTTCTTGATTGCCGGGAGAAATAGATACTAAGCCGTTAGGGCTGGCGTACAGAACACCATACTCGTCAGATACGATGGATTTCTTGGACACACACGGCTGGACTAAAGACAGCTTTTCTTGCGCCATACTGGACGGTGTTGTACCAGTAACCATATAAGGGTTGCGCGTTGTGCCCACGAACAACGAATTACCAAACACACCCAGCCCGACAATCGGGTACTCTGTGGTGATCATGTATGTTGACGGCCACGCATGTGGCAGGTAAGGCTCACAGAACCAGATTTGATTGCCTGTAAACCCTGCCAGCATGCCGTTTGGCATAGCAACAATACCCTGCAGCGTCGAGGGGGGCGGCGTGAAATACAGTGAAGTCATTGCGCTGCCAAGTTGGGCAACAGTCTTGGTATCTACATACGAGGATGTAGCAATAGGAATCTCAGCCACAAGAACATATGAAGCTGTTGTCGCTCCAATAATGGACCTGTAGATTCGGCGGTATTGAAAGTTATAGTTCCCAGACGGCGGCGTGGAAAACCCTGTAATAGTTACAGCGTCACCGGTTGTGTTGACCGTAATGTTTGTGGCTGGGCTGGGAGCCGATTCCTCAGAGACCGTCCCAAACACAGTGACATGGGTATATACGTACGCACGGTCTTCAGTAGGAGCAGAGCCTGTACCGGCTTTAGATAAAGCTGGAGCGCCAGTAGGTGCAGGAACACCCATCTCGTAATAGTTGTTTGGGTACGGGGCCACACCAGCATTGTTGCTTGAAGCTAAAGCCCAGTTGGTTTTTCTAGGTGCAAACCCTGTACTGGTGTAGTACAAACGAAAATCTGTCAGATCGGCCACGGGGCCTGGAACTATGTCAGCGTCAAAGTTAAACTCTAACCAGATCGGAGTTGTACCAGTTGGCCCTGTAAATTTAAAAATACTTTGAACACTAGCCCCACCACTAGGGGTATATACCAATGTTGGAGTTCGCCATGGGCGAATCTCAAGAGATGTCAGCTTGGCATTGTTTGCAATTTGCGCTTGGTTTCCCTCGAGCGCAGTGGGACCAGTCCTCGGTACGATACCGGAAAAACTTTCAATACGTAAACCGGGCATGATCCCACCTTTTTAATTAAGCTTCGGGAGCGGCTTCAACAGGAGCTTCGGCTTTCTTGGCTTTTGTTGCTTTTTTACCACCGGCTTCAATTTCTTCAGCCAATGCTTTGCCATCGTCGTTCAGGTTGAAAACACCGTCGTCATCTAAGCTACCGACTTTTTTACGGTCAGCCATAGCGCCAACAATAATATTGCCAGCGACTAAGTCAGCGCCAGTTGCTTCCATAAATTGATCAAAACTAATTGCCATGTCGGCTCCTTGAAAGTTGTTAAAACGGTCTGATTAGACCTACACACATTTTGCCATTAAGCACTTAATACTTCAAGAGCATGGTTGATATGTTTAATTCTGTCATCCAGACCAATTGTGCCACCGTTAATTTTCTTGGTCATATTGATAAAGTCGCGGGCATCTGCAAAACGGTTGAGCTTGTGGGTATTCCAAAACCATCCAGCCGTAAGCGCAGCATACATAGGCGTAGCGACAAGATCAGGCTCCATGACAAAATCAACGCCAAGGGCTTGGCCTGCATGGTAGTAATTTGCATGCCCGGTCAGCTGAATCGCACCCCTGCCGCGGAAACGGTACCCATCTCCAGACGCTTCATCCCTGTTGCCCATACGTGAGCTGTAAACAGTATTGGCAATAAGCTTCGGATTACGGGCGCATGCTTGTGCTTTGGCAGCATCAAAACGTTTAGGCCATAACTTCTGCAACGCTTCTGCACGGTAGTTTAGGTTTTCTTCGAGTATTTTAAAGTTACCACATTCATGTCCGCACTGCCCAATAAAGCATGCTTGGCGTAAAGGCGTGGAAATATCAAAACGCTCAAAGGTAGCGTTTAACGCATCAACCCATTCAGGGCCGATGTGTAGTTTTTTAAGTTGTTCACTTGTTACCATTTAGCAAGTCTCTCATCTGGTTGTACGAGTCCACGCACGCATTGAGCGCAGCAGTATTCCTATCCCCTTGGGCAACTATTTCTGCGATGGCTTGGAGGGTTGCTTGCTCGGCATCAGAAGCTGTGTCAGTCGGTCTGTCAGGTTCACTGGTTGCTTTTGTATCTGCGGGGGCAGGGGCGGCACTTGCGGGGGCTTGTACACAACTGGCGGCGGGGAGGCGCACCCTACCAGCACGAATGGCAGCATCCAAAGCACTTTGTTTTTTGTTGACAACATCGTTAACCTCCAAAAGTTTACCAGCAGTAGCGTTTAATTGTTCGTTAAGTTTCTGTTCAGTCTGACGAGATTCCTCATTCTTCCTGGCAATTTCAATCTGCATTTCTTTGTCACGATCACTCCAGCCAAAATGGTAGCCACCTCTGTAAGTTCCAAATAAGGTTATACAAAGAACCACCAGAACCCAAGGGAGTGGTATGCCAAACATTAGCTCACCTCTTTTCGGGCCATGGCCAACTGTTGACGCTCGTGATCAGCTTCTAACAAATCAGGCGGTGTTGTTGGAGGAGGCGGTGGAGTCCATGATTCATCTAGATCAGGATTCTTAAAGTTCAACCAGTTAGGTGCTGACCCTGTTGAAGTCCATGTAGAAGTAGGCGTTACAGACGCTTGAACTACTGGGGGAGGGGTAGGGCTAGGGCTAGGAGTTCCTTGGATGGCGTTTAAAGCTGTTCCTACACCCTTCTTACCGATAACTCCACCGATGCCACCAACAATCAACAGAACAATGTCGTTCAGCATCTTGGTATATGCCATATCAATCGGGGCCATGGTCTTGATTGGCTGCGTCACAAAGGTAACTGAGTACAGCAAAGCAATAACAATAAAGCAAAGAATCAATGTGACCATGACGACCACAAAGCCCCACACGTAGGTTTCTACTTCTTCAATTGTTGGTCTTTGTTTCTGGCGGGACATCGTTAACCTTCTTTTCAAGAATTGGAGCTACCAAGTATTCAGGACAAGTCTGGGTAAACAGACACTTAGGCTTTTGACAACTAGTGTGAACAAAGTTATCAGGGTTCTGGCAGAAGTACCGATAGCGGTCTTCGCAGCCAGCTAAGAACAATACTGATACTAAAAAGATATATTTCATGCGTACACATCCACAGAGTTAGGTCTTGCCCATTTTTGCTGTTGGATCTGCTGCTCTTTCTGGTGGTTCAGCCTTTGCAATTCTTGCAAGTTCTTTTGGTGAATAACCTGTTGGGCTTCTTTAAGCATGTTGGCATTGGCCTGATAAGGAGTAATTTTCATTTCCCAAGCCCCACCTTTCCAAGTAATAGATTGACAATCCGGTCCGACAAGTCATCAGGCAAAAATCGGAGCAGACCTAGTAGCCACCAGATGACCAATAGGTAAACAAACACCTTCAAAAACATGTCGAATTGTTTTTGGTACTCATTCATTGCTCAACTTTGGATAAACAACTATCCAGAAAAAATAGTTTAAAGGAACAGCAGCCCAAAGTAATACATCAAAGTATGTCATCTTCCGCATCCTCCTTTAGGACACAAGCTCATCAACTCGTTAATGCCAATAAACACAAGAAGTAAAACAAAAGCAACACCACCAATGATCATGGCGATCTCATTCATTTCTTGTTCTTTTTCCTTGGCCTTCTTTTCCTCGGCTCTCAATGCTGCCATCTCCTTGGCATCATCCCTGTCCATCTCAGCTTGACGGGCCTTGATTTTGTTCCAGACATCGATCTTGCCGGTCTGCATAAAGAGCATTTTTAGCTCTTCCTCAAAGGCTCTGGCTTGCTCTAGCGCCATTTCAATCTGCAGGGCTGCTCCCATGTTGGAGCCTTTTTTCTCCCTCTTGGCCTGAAGCATGGCCTTCGTTGCTTGACTCTTAGCGTCAAACATCTTACCAATCATAGGAGCAAGACCGCCTAAATCATTGGCGACTTTGCTGGCCTTTTTGACCATGCTGATGGCGCTTTGCAGGCCATTTAGCGCCGTGATTGGATCGATCATTTCCTCTTCTCCCACTTAAGGCAAACAACCTTGCGGTTGTAAACATCACCTGTCCATATCCACTTTACACATCGGTACTCTGCTTGTAGTGCTAATACAAGCAACCAACTCACTGCTCAGCTTCCTTGCGAGCAATTTTCAAATGCTGGTGCTTAAACCAAATGTTAGCAACAAGGCCAACAAAACCAATGATTACGCCACAGAGGGCACCAAATTCATTGGCTGATAAACCAAAGAACACAGCACTACCAGCACCACCATAAGTGGCTACGGATGATGCCTTAGTTGCAACTGCTGTTGCGGTCTCTGTGGCGGTGCTCATTATTTCAAATTCCTCAATTTATACAGCGTGCTCAAATACTGGGCAACGGCTTCATCAATAATATTTTGCAATGGCGTGTCTGTTTTTTCAACAGCTGTGTAACGCATCTTTTCTACTGAGTCGAGATGACGAGCTAACACATCGGCTGGCTCTCCCGTATCTGTTTCTTCCAGCATGGGGATGTCATCAATGATGCCATGTCGTCCTTGGTACGCTTCAGTCAACGAGTCTGCAATATCTATAATGCTTGGATAGAACTCACCCAACGCTACATGCTGAGCGTAGCTTGTTGTACGTAAGTGCGCTCTGTGCGCATAGTCACGGCTTAAGAACAGCAGTGCAATTAATCGTCCGATCATGTCGACTCCACAGTAGGATTCATAGACGCAAGATTAGCAATAAGCCTGCTGTCTGTAGGATTGAATTCTAGAGCTTTTTTGCAAAATTCGATAGCAGAATCTTTCAACCCAAGGTGCCATGCAGCGATACTTGCAAGGTCGTATGGCTTTTCGGTCCACACTGATGGGTCCATCGTATACACCAATGCTTTGTCTTTTATTTCAAGTGCAGAAAGCGCGGCAGCGTATGACTCAGCCCACATGCCACGGCGGTAGCACTGCATAGATAACTCAACCCATGGCTCACGTGTACCGGGAGCTTCTGCAACTGCAAGACGTGCCCACTTTATGGCGTCTCCCGAATGACCAAGTTCGTCGTGAGATTTAGCCAGTAGACGCATAGCGTAGCAACGCTCGTTCTGCCAGTTAGCTTCGGGCATCTCTAAATACTTGTTCAACGCTGTGATGGCATCAGTCCAACGCGAATAGAACGTCAACTCACGAGCATGATAAAAAGCGTTACGAGGGCAACGTGGATCTTCTGCTACAGCCAATTCCAAGAGCGGCATGTACTGACCACGAGACTTAGTTGGGTCTGGGTGATGACTCACCAGCAGCATGTCTGTATGCGCGTAGATTTCTTTGGTACGGTTGTCCGCCCGTGGGTACTCATGAACTGGGTGATGCCAGTGATAACCTGTGCGAT